TCTTTAGATACATACGCCATTCGAATGGTTCCTTGTTTTAATTGATGTGTATATTGTAATCGATTTCGGAGATGGAGTCAAATACTTTTTGAATTATTTTTAGATTAATTTGATCTAAGAATCTGACTCTATATAACTTTTGGTTTTTCTTAATTCCAGCCCCTAAGAAAATTTTTTTTGAGAATTCCTTTTGAAACCACTCTAGGATTTTGGGGGTGGCCTCTTATAGACTTTCGTCTTTTATTTTAGGAGTCCCGTAAAAGTAAACCTTCAAGCCCCAGTCTCGGAGGGGGGCCATTAGACTAAGTACCTTCCGAATCACTCCATAGCAATCAATAGCAATTTATCGGAGTGACTCGGAGATATCCTAGCACTGCCTGGCACATTTAGAGTGGCGCTCCTTCATCTTAAGATCCGGACAGGACTTTCTCCGGATCTCCCTAGTATCACCCCTTCTCCATAGACACTTCGTCCCTCATACTAGGTGAGTGTGTCGGTTTTAGTGGAGTAACTTTTTAACTAATTGGAATATTCCTTAAATGACTACAGAGTTATTATAAAGGTTCTCGAAGGTTTTGTCAAGAACTTTTTGAAAATTCTTTTGATAACATGGGCCGAGTCTGCCAATAGAAACCCATCGGACTACCAACGACTTCCTCTTCGGTTCGGATAGTACACTCAGGCACCCAAGAAGTTTCACCAGAAGACTCGCCACGCTCGAACCACCAGACTTTGTATTCCTTCACTGACTCTTCGCGAACAGTAGTGGTCTTATATCCCACCACCAAACCATAGTGTTCTGAATGCATCGCGCCATAGTTGACGTAGATTTCTTTTCCGATCTTTGTTTCCATATTCTCTCTTTCGATTGATTATGTAGCTATGCTAACATAGAATAGAAGTATGTCAAGGGCCTTTGGCCAAAATAATTGAATTAATTTAGCCTGACGACCTTATAGAATCCCTCAGTCATACGTTTGATAGATACAGCACAAACGCCTGACTTGGACTCAGATGACGGAACCCCAGTCGCAACTATTCTTGCACCTATTGGAAGACCAGCAGCGGATGGAAAGTTTTGAATAACTGTTTCATGAGATAATGTCATAGAGTGCTCCTTAGATTCCTTTGCAGACCTGATTCCACCACCAATTGTCTTGGACAGTGTGGTGTTCATGCCATGATTCGTTGCAGTAAACTAACTTCGCAACACCACCACAGTTACGGATAATCTCAAGTGAAAAATCAACAGAGTTTGCTGCGCCTTTCTTTTCTCCTTTAGAGAAGAACTCATAGCGAACTCCACCCTCTGCAGGATTAATTCCTATCTCATCGATGAGTTGTCCGTACATAACTATACTGCCACTCCTTCACGTTCATGGATAGAGAACTGAACCAGTTTCTTAACGGCCTTCAGTTCCTCTAGAGACATCTCTTCAAACGCCTCTCCGGTCACTGCAAGTTTGTTCTGGTTATTTGCAATAAACTGCATTGCACAGGATTGCTTGACGCCGAATCCCTTGAAGATTTCCAAGAGTTCGCGCTTAGTGGATTTCGCTATGATCATTAAAGACCTCATTAATTACTATATGGCTATGCTAAGGGATTCTGAAATAAAAGTCAAGGCTTTATTTCAATTAAATTGTAACAAAGTGTTACAGAGTTGGCATATCCGGTGTGTTTTGGGCGGGCCGCCGAGTCTTTTCAGAAAAATGTCCGCAGATTTAGTCCCACATACAAACCATATGTTTCTGCATCAGAATCGACACTTTAAGCAAATTCCCAGTTGTCTTTATACCCAGTATATTTCCCTTTATTTGCTCCGATTCTTATATTCATTGCACTTTCAGTAGCTTTTCTTGGAATAATATACCAATCATCCTTTCCAATAAAATGTACTGCAAAGAAATCAACAGAATCTTCTGGATATGGGTACTTTTTTAATCCGCTGTGCCCATTTGTTCCCTTACAGATATTGACATTCCCATCACCCTTTACTGAAGATTTTACTTGAACCTTTTTGAGAGAACCATTTACATCAACAATCAAATCATAATCCGTAGTAGATGTTGGCCAACTCACTGTATAACCATGTTCTACAAAGCACTCTGTTGCGAATATCTGTTCAGATTTTTCTCCCTGTTTTACTGTATCTTTTTTCATTTCCAGACACCCTTCTTAAAAACATCTGAATATATCTCATGACAATACAGTTTCATCTGAGGTTCTGTATACCAATAAAAATATTTCAGTTTAACATTATAGTCAACACCAGCCACCTTAGACCAGTCTCTATAATCCTCTAGAATATAATATCGAAAAGGACTCATATTAATTCCAAAGACTCTATGTTCTAAGACTCTGAATTTCTCTCCTAACGCAATTGTTCTCATTCCTCAGAATCCTTTTCATCCAAGTCAATATACTCCACATCCCATGCACCCTTATTCATATTATTTTTTTTAAAATAATTAGAAACATCCTTTGCAAGAGTCTTTGCATATTCATCAGTGATATGAGGAAGATTAGTTCCTGATCCTGCACCAACTTTTCTTAAAAACTCTCTTGCATCGTATACTTTATATGTCATTGTATGGCTCCCAGTCTTCTGCGTTATGCTTTTCTATTTCTTTGTTTGCATAACCCACTATCTCCCATCCATCTCGACGCGAAATATCGTCACTCCACTTGCCTATGGAAATAAGGTATTGTTGTGCTTCTTTGCATCCAGCCTCATCATCCTTAAACAGAGTGTATTTCATAATCCTAACATCCTCATAATGTCCTTGGGCGATGTGTTGATAGACCCACCTTCGCGCAAATGAGTTTCCAACTGTTCAAAATAGAACGCAGCGTCATTCTCTCCGCGCAACTCTAATGTATCTTTGATATAACTAAAGAACTGTGTGAGTGTCATTAGATTCACTGAGTCTGCTCTCACTCCAGCATCATGTGTCTTTGCGTTTCTTTGCATAGTGTTTTCCTTAAAATTAGCGGCGTTTTTCAGCCGCGGAACCGCCGTTTTATCTCTAAGTGGTTGTGAGATAACTCGCAAGTGATAACAAGACGAGCACAATTACGATAATATCTAAGTCTTCGGGATGATTCATTTCTTCTTCGCGTAGCACTGGCAAATCAGATATATTCCATGTTGTCTGCAAACCTTAGTCTCTAAGGTTCGATGACAATGAACATATTCGGGGCCGTGTTGTTCCCAGTAATTAAGATTTCTTGGGGTTGTTAAGTACTCTTTCATTCCTGCACATCCTTGTAGAAAGAATGCACAAAAGATCACCACCAATAATATCAAAATTCTCATAGTGCGTTTGCTGCATCTTCTAGTGGATTGTTTGAGGTTGTTTCAAAGACCGATTCATAGAGATCAGAGAATTCATCAAAAGACTGTTGCTCCTCACCATAATTTTGTTTATAGTAAGTCTTTCCTAGTTTACGAAGAGTTTTCTTATTGATCTCTTCTTCCTTTGCAAGTTTATCGATAATCTCTTTGATGAGATCACGTTCCGCATCAATCCGCAAAAGTGAATTAGCGATCTCAGTAACCGCACTCTTAATCTTGACTTCACGATTCTTATCCATTAACCAATCCTTTCATATTTTTGAGACACTTTATAGAGTGTATAATATATTGTCAATTCCTCACCAGCACTAATAGGCTTTATCGTGAAGAGTTGACGTTCCATGTCTGTAGAGCATTCGATAATAACTGCATTAGGATTTTCATTGTGATTAATGAATCCACCTAACGGAGTCCTTACCCAGTCTCCACGGTATTGGATATGTGTTGTGCCAATATAAAGCGCAGCATCAATATCCTCAGTTGCAAAGAGTCCCAGACCATGAATTGGACTAGAACTGATTGTCAATTCTTTGGGAAGAGGTAAATATGTTTCTTTTTCCTCACTCATCTTCCGGATCTTCAATTTCGATCTGATCGAATTTAGTCATTTCCACAAAATTAGGCATATCTTCTAACATGGCTGCAATTTCCGGATCACAGAAAGTCAGAGTTGTGGGTTTCAGTTCACAAATGGCTTGAAGAACTGCGATAAAATCAATATCATCTGCATGAAATCCGATAGTGACAGAACCCTCGTTCAAGTTGTCCTTAGATGATTCTCCAGACTGACTTGCACACAATACACCAATCTCATCATTATCTAATTTGCTCTTCTCAACCCAAACCGTTTTTGTGCCAGCAAATCCTATAGTGACAGGAACCTTGCCTGATTCATCTTCTAGGATTTCGCCAGATATATCTACTACCTGACCCATATTTTTTCCTTAACTTGGTTGTATTGCGGTCATCTCATCTTCAAGACCAAGAAACTCAGCAGCAGTCTCAAGTGCTTTCAGAGTTCTGTTCTCAAGTTCTTCTGGTGATCCTCGTAACTGACTTGCACGAGCCTTTCCAACACCAAACTGTTCCTTGGAATTACTTCCAGCAAGATCAATGGAGTTTGCACCACCATTATTGTAGATGTCATAGAACAAATTCTGGGCCTTGCGCCATTCCTCTAACTCAGGAATCTCACTTGCACCAGAAGCAGGAAGTTCCTTGTTCACTGCTTCGACTAAATCGTCCAGAGTGTGAGTGTCCCAAAAGATTGATTCAAACTTATGAATCTTTTGTTCCCAAAGTGGTAGTTTACGAGCCATAATCTTTCCTTTTTCTCTTCCTAGAACCCAGTATCCCATTAGACTACTAAAGACAGTCTAACGGGCTCTTCGAACATTCCGGACACTTCTGCGTATCGGCGTACAGCAGGGTTGCGTTCTGATTCTAATGCGTTGAGAGAAATCTCAGCGGTCATTTCGTCAATCAGACCTTCGGTCACAAAATCAGCAAGCCATTCTGCATGAGGAACTAACTTGCACTTGCGTTGACGGATATGTCCAATGCGGTCAAAGTACATATACTCGTAGAAGGCATGACGGATTTGTTCTGAAGGAACACCAGTGTAAGTACCGGATTCGGTTAAGGTGACTTCTGTCTCTCCTATTACCATATTTATCTCTCGATTTTTGATTCTCTTATAGTATAGGGGAATATGAGGGATTTGTCAACATTTTTTTACAATTATTTTGGCCTTTTTTGTAACAAATTGTTACCAAGCACTAGGGATAAGAACACTTCCTATGAATAACGCAAAACATAATACACTGACTATCATAAGACTTGGAAGAATAAAGATCCATGTGGGACTAAAGTCCATTTTCATCCAATAATCTTCTTCATGCCATTCTTGTATTCTTTCTTGGTCGGCTGTTTCAGTCGGTTTCTGCATATCTTAGGTTCACTTCGCTGTGGTTTGCCTCATCTGCTCTTACATTGATGATGAGATCTGATAATTTTGCATCGGAATCCATTCCATAATACTCAATTGCGAGTTTTGGTGCTGGAATGTTCTCCACTTCTCCAGATTCTACCATTCTTAGATATTCTGTATAACTTTTTACTGCTTCTTCTTCAAAATAGTGTATCATTTTATGTGCGGTCTTGGGAAAGATCACATATAACACAAAATAAAACATCCAGAAAGTTCCTTGTGTGAGTAACACCAAAAGTCTCTCAAATAGATTTGGTTTAGTTATCTCAATAAAGAACATCAAATGCATTCTTTCATTCTCTGCCTCTGCAAGAAGCTCTCTTATCATAGGCCCATATCCGGTCTTCATTTGTCGCAAACTGCGTAAATGAACCCACATTCCTGCAACCATACCCGGCACACCAGCAATTGTCTCTAAAACTACTGCTCTATGACCATATCTCTTCGCAAAAAAGGTGTCTGCGACAAGGCGAAAGAACCTAGTCATAGACATTGCGAACCAATTTGATATTTTATCCATTTGCTACTTTTTTCTGTTTTGGTCTAGAAATCAACATAGAACGAATCTTTCCAATTGCTCTAGTTGGGTTAAGTCCTTTTGGACAGACACTGACACAGTTCATAATACCTCGACATCGAAATACACTAAATGGGTCATCTAATGCGTCTAATCTTTCGTCTGTCGCTGTATCTCTAGTATCAGCGAGGAATCGGTAACTTGCAAGTAATCCTGCTGGGCCGATGAATTTATCTGGATTCCACCAAAAAGAAGGACAACTTGTAGAACAACAAGCGCACAATATACACTCATAGAGTCCATCCAGTTTTTCTCTATCTTCTGGAGACTGTAGCCTCTCTTTCTGTGGGGGCGGTTCTTTGTTGATAAGGTAGGGAGTGACTTTTTCATATTGTTCATAAAATTGAGTCATATCTATCACAAGATCACGGATAACAGGTAGGCCGGGCAATGGTCTTAATACCAGTTTATTCCGTCTAACCACTTGTGACAAAGGAGTTATACAGGCAAGTCCGTTCTTGCCGTTCATGTTTAGACCATCAGAACCGCATACGCCCTCCCTACAACTTCGTCTATAAGTTATAGTGGGGTCTTTTTCCTTTAACATATGTAAAAGATCAAGCACAAATATGTCTTTCTCTGGTCTTTCGAACTCAAAGTCTTCCATATATGGAACTTCATCTTTATCAGGATTAAATCTGTATAAACTTACTTTCATTAATAACCGTACACGTTTAGTTCTAATTTTGCTTCATCTGACATCATGGTAAGATCCCAAGGCGGATCGAATACTAATTCTACGTCTACCTTTTCCACTCCATGAGCCATTAATGCTGCACTCTTGACCCATTCTGGCATTTCTCCGGCAACCGGACAACCAGCACTAGTCAGAGTCATTACTATATGTACCGCTGATGCTACTTGAAATATGTTTATTTCGTATATAAGACCAAGATCATAAATGTTGACAGGAATCTCAGGATCGTAAACCATTTTCATACAGGCAACGATGTCAGATTCTTGTATCTCTGGTCGAGATATAGTTTCCATTTAACCTCTGAGTTCTTTTTTCAACTTTTCGGGCATTAGATCTGGATTATCTTCGAAAAAATGCGGATGTCTTGGAACATCGTTTATGTCTCTAACACAAAAAGATGTACAAATGTCTGGATCTTTTGGTTCTTCTGGTTGGCTTGCTAAAAGAAAACCAACACTCCCGATCACAAAAGCCATAATAATTACAATTGTTGACTCTTTGCCTTCCCTAAAATTCCACCAATAAGACAGTTTTTCCATTATAATATCCTCTTATAAGAAATTATAATTATTTATATCTTATGCTTCGATCTCCAAATTCCACCGACAAGCGTTTTTGGTTTTGTCTCTGTTCTTAAATGCACGATCCGCAAGATAGTCAGTATTCCACTTCTCAAACCACTTTGGTCTATCTCTTTCAGCGTCCTTGAATACACCATATGTCATAAAGGTTGCAAATAGAAACCCAATATGACCATATATTAATGGTATTACATTAGTCCATCCAGCAATTAAACCACAAAAAGTTGCAGTCCACAAAATGGATAGGGCAGTCATGAAGTACATCTGCATACTTACATTTCTGACATAGCTGAGAGGGTTATATTTTACGTTCATAATACTATCCCACGAATAGTAGAACCACATTAACGCATTTCTCATTTCTTTATATTCCTATAAGTTAATTATTGGAACTATAATGCACTAGCAAAATAGCATAACGGTATAATAATATACAATCCCCAAACCAATCTCTCAATTTTAGCGAGAGATTTTTCCATCTTTCTTAAATGTATGTCTTCGGGAAATTCCATATTATGTCCAATATTATAACACTATTTAGGTGCGTTGTCCAACTTTTTATGGTCTAAAAGTTAACTATAACTTGACCGCAAGAAGGACAAGAATTGATAATTGCACTAAAATTACTATCAATAATTCTATGCCTAGGATCGTATGATACCATACCCATCTGGTTTTATATGCGTTGTCTATTGAAAGAGATTTATCATCTTCTTCCTGCGTTGTTTTTTTGCCCCATAAAATATTTGTGATATCTTTTAGTTTCATTAGTCTCTCTTATAACAGGCGCATTCTCTTGGTGGCCCAATGCAGGCCTTAATCGTTCCTCTTGGACAATTGACTTCCGATTGTCGTTTCGTTTTGGTTTCTGTTAGAACTTCAGATACTGGAGGATCATTCGTCGCGCAACCAGATACTGCTACAAATAATAATCCAAATAATAAAAGAAATATTACAGCTCTCATAAATTGAGTATTCCTAATACCCAATTTTCCGCAGCATCTTCTGCATATGATTCGGAGTGTTCATACAATTTACTAGAAAGAACCTTGTATCCATTCTCATAACAATCGATGTAATAACCATTTATGTTCTTTTTTACTTCTGCTGTTCGCAGACGATTTCCACTAGAATCAGTTTCATCACTAAAATATTCAGATAATAACATAATCAATTCTCCATTTTTTCATATAATTCATCGAATCCACATACCATACAAAAAACTTCCATATGATAATCAAACTCAAATATATCAGACAATGTATCGGATATAGACTTTTTATCTACTATCGCACCATCATACAATCTGGACATAACTGCAAGAAAGGCATCTTCTCGTTCCTCATCTGATGCATTTTGCCACCAGTCTTCAGACCGATCCATTAATTCCTTAGAATGATTCTCCATATCTCTCTTGAATCTATTGATTTTTTGTTTCAGCCGTTTCTTATCCAAATTTGGCTCCAGAGTTTACCTTCTTAACATCCTTTTTTCTAAAATAGTCCAGTGGATTTTTTCTTTCAACAAGGAGAAAGGTAGCAAAAAAGATAAAAATAATAGAGCCAATACTAGTCCCAGCAAATACAAGAATGCCGATCCAGTTAATGTCAACCCCTTCCATAATTCATGTACTCCAAACATAATTGCTTGTATTACTACTTGTATCAACACCAACATTACTTTGCGTCAGTTGCAAGGGAGGCAACAGATACTATTTCCTCTGGTTCTGAATAGGACGCTGCGAGATTATCTAGGACAGCATCTTCGCATTCTCCACAACAATCAGGAGTTCCGCAATTGTGGTGTTCATCAGAGTCCGGAAATTCTACTAATACAAATTTACCTTTTTCGACTCTACAAATGATTCCTTTCGGCCCCCATCTGGTAGTAATTCTTCCGCCCGCGACGAAATTGCCATTCCTAAATTCTTTATTGTCCGATTCTTGACGCGAATATCTGTAGAGGCCCTCATCATCTCTGACCATAGGCATTTCAAAGTCCATTAGATCATCTAGATCCGTGACCATCAATCCTTCAGTTTCCGGATTGATAAACAGACCAAAATATCTAGACAAACCCTTAACTTTCCTTCTTCGATAAAATACATCCACTGGAACATTAGGGACGGAAAAATCAGTAGTACAAACATATAGCACTTTTACACCATCTTTTTCAGAATAGTAATCGGAAATCATTTGCGTATCGAATATGGGATCGTGAATAACTTTACTTTTCATTTTTCACCTTCTTATACATTTTATTCTCAGAACTAAACCATCTCTCTATGATAGTTTCTTTCAGTTCTGGAGTAGGAATCTTTTTTGGATTCTCTACTATATATATGTGAGAAGGTCTTATTGGTACGGAATGGTTGTGCAATTCTTCTTTTGATAATCTGAATCTTGCACCAGTGGATTCATCTGTGTAAAACCACTTATTACGTTTCTTTTCTATCATTATCTACCCTATCAAAATATGAACATGGGCCCGAAGGCCCATGAACATAAAATCACCATATTTTAGAAAGTATACGAGATACTTGCTGCGGCATTGTCCCAAAATTGGTTAGATCTAACAGTAGATCTTACCAACAGAGATACATCAATCTTATCAGTCAAAGACTTAGATAGTGTAACTCCTTTATGACTTGTGCCATCTCCAAACTGTCCATATTGTACTGCTACATCGACTACAGAAATGCCGGGCAGAACTGAACTTACTGAAAAGTAGTCTAGGTCTGACTCATCTGGATTTCTGTAATACGCAACATCAAGGCCTCTATATGAACCAGTCACAAAAACTTCTTCAGTAGCTTCGTAACCTTGGTCATACATATATCGAACAGCTCCTACTCCAACAGATACATTGTCGGTCAAATCGACATTATATCCGCCATAGAAGTCATATTCGTATGATGCATCATCACCAAAATCAACTTGGCTTCCCCAGACACCTACATAGAAACCATCTTCAGTAGATAGTTCAGTGCCAGCACTAAATGCTGCGTTGCCTGCGTTTTGAGAGACACCTCTCCAGAAGTAATCAGAACCAAGTCCGATTGTTGTGGACATTTCCACTGCGTTGGCTGAAACTGAACCAATCAACAGTCCAAAGAGCACAACAAGTTTTGTTGAGATTTTCATAAGTTTTCTCCTTAATTTCTCATGTCGATGTCAAAATATTGTCACATTTTTTATCGACATACTATATATCTCAATTATTTTTCCATTTTCCCTCAATTCTTCTCTAATCGGGGGGTGTTTCTTGGAATGTGTCTTTGGTGATTGCGTAAAAGTTTGGCTCCGGATTACCCCAACGGTCAAATATAATTATTTTTCTATCATAAAGTGACTGTAGAGTCCATTCAGCACCCTTTTGTAACCCAGTTTTGTATGATGTATAGGCAACTCCTATCAAAACACAGGCGACTCCTAAGAAAAGTTCCATTACTTCTCCTCAGCAGGTTCTTCCGTAAATTCGGCATCAGATACTCCTTCAGAATCTTCTGGAGTGACATAGGTAGAATTATAGTCATCGCGAACTTTATCTTCTACAGCCTGTCGTTTGTTGCCAGAGAATAACTCTGCAATTTGTTGATCGGTAAATCCAGCATCATACAATGCCTGCATACCTTTTATCTGTTCTCTGATACTCTTCCTAGAAAAGAATCGTTCATTTCGGTTTTTTCGTAGAGTGATTTTACGCCTACGAGATTCTTTGAGACTTCTCTTCGCATTTGCGATATGTCGAGTCCGCTGAGCAGCACTCATCCGTTTCATTATTGACCCCCTTCTACACTAGAATCTAATTCATCAAAAGAACTAGACGCGAGCATCTCTGCGTTGCCCTGTCCACTATTCAATACCACATTCAATCTGGCATCGTTATACTTAAGAAGAACATATACACGATATCGTGGGCCTTCTTGTATAATTTGAGTCTTGTCTACGGTATAACCAGATACTACCGTATCTGCAATTAAGTTCTTAGATGTTCTCTCAATATTCGTAAGAAGATTCACATTCTCTGCAGAATTACCTACACTAGACAGATAAGATTTTGTTTGAGATCTTAACTTTCCATTAAGTCTATCTGCAAGAGTTCTTTTTGCATTCATTACTGCAACATCCACAGACATCTGCAAATCTGGAGAAGTGGCAGATCCGGCAGAAAATACTGCAATATCATCCTTCGGCAACTCAATATACCAATCAGGAATATTTTTCATCACCGTTTTAGTAGACTTGACTGCCTGTTTATAGTTTGCCTTTGCAACCTTCGCGGAGTTACTAGCACAACCGCCAAGTACAAAGAGTGATACAGCCGCCGCTGCAAGGATTTCGCGTTTTATCATCATATATCCTCAGTTATTAATGATTCTTTTATCTACAATAGTAGACTCCGTATGCATCTTTCTGACATGACATCCTACCACTGGTATTATAATTTACTGCGATAGATTCTGTGTTTTTACACATCATATCAGAACTAGATGTTATGAATTCAAGAGATTTCTCTCTCATGACTTGTTCTTTCGCTCTGTGGAGTGCTCGACTACACGCATCCTCTTCTGTCATATCAGTATTAAATGCGTATTCGCCGTCAGCCCAATGCCACTCATCCTTCATTTTGATCTTTGCAGATATATGACATATTCTGAGATCATCTATGTACGGCGTAACTGATTTCTTAACCATAGACACCGACTGTATTCTATTCTCATAGAACGTCTTCACATTGTTCTCATAGTCACAGTAAGGTTCTTGGGATTGTGCGATAGCGGGCACTAGGAGTGCTGTAAGTATTATTTTTTTCATGTTATACATGATACTAAATTCAAACTAATATGTCAAGTACTTTCTGTCGGAATGGTTTTTTGTGGGTATTGATATCCGTAGTGTAGATATTAAATCTATACTTTCTTATCCTATCGGACATCATATAAACAGGATTAACTGGCGGAACTGTCATTTAACTTAGAGTGTTTCAGTTCAGTTGATAATTGATGCAAATCATCAATCGCGAAATTGATATTGTATGCCTCTTTGCCCTTCGTAAGTAAATCTTTTATTTGTTGAGCCTTACTGGCAACAGCATCAAGTTTAGCGCAAAATTGTTCTATATCTCTTTCCATATTATACCCTCAACTGTATATTATTTTTTCTTATAACGGACAACAACATCATGAGCACTCGCATTCTTCTTTCGTCGGACAATTCCACAACAGCAGTTTGTTGCGATAAAAGTCTTCTCAAGGTCACAATATCATCGTCACTCGGCATTTTTATTCTTCTTGAGTTGTTCTACAACTCTATTCCAGTACTCGTTTGCCCAAGTACCCTCTTTTGACTGCATAGCAATACGCAATGCAGCACTAATTCTTTTGTTATATAGAGATTTTGACATTAATTCTTCTCCAGATGGTCATAGAGACTTTTAACAGAACCAATCATCTCATTTTCCTGTTTGAGTATTTCTGAAGTGCTGAATCTCACCTCTTCAAATGCAATCATAGCCCTCAAAAGATCGTGATGTCGTTTTATTTCATCAATCAATTTCTTTGATTTTTCAAGATTTGCTATTCGGCTCATTAACCTCTCCAACTATTTCAACCGATTCAGTAGATTCCACAGTATTAGGATCATACGCAATTTTAGCAGTATAATCCAGTCCATCTTCCCTACCCTTTTCTTTCTCAAGTAGTTCTATCTTTTTCTGTTGCAACCAAAGAAGTTTCAACAGATCTTCTTTACTCATATCCATATTGTTATATACCATACCAAATAAACGAGGATTTGTCAATTATTTATGCGTTTTTTTATAAATAGTGTGAGGTATGCAAAGATAAAGAGAAAATTATGGAAGCATTTTTAACATTTGCAAAAGATGTGGGCGCACCAATCGCCGGGGCTCTGGTGATGGGTGTTTTCATTATGCTAGTACTGAAACAATTGATGGACGGAATTATTTCTACTTTGGGAACTTTAACTAGTTTTGCGGAATCGCTTGAGAATAGAGCGAGAGTGATGAGTAATGAAATATTGAAGATTGATTTATTAGTGAGTAGCGCACTGGAACTAAAACCAGACATAGATAGAGTTGCTAGAGCAGAAAATTTCATAGAGGATGAGAAACTCGACGTAAGGAGAGATTAACATTTTTTTAGGAGATTGATCGTGGGGAATGATTTAATTAAATGCCACGGTTGTAAGTTCAGAGGAACTGTTTTACAAATGGCCTTTATATGGAATCAAACTCTTTGTAGTAAGTGTGCAACAAAGAAACTGATGTATGGTAAGGAATCAAGAAGATTTAGATAACGGATAGATTTATGGATATGAAGATGTTGTCTACTGCTGTATCTGATTTTGGGTTTCCCATAATCATGGCAGTAGGAATGGGTTATTTTGTTTACTATGTGTGGTGGTTTATCAATAATAAGATAAATGTCGCACTGGGAACAATGCATAAGGCATTGATTAGGGTTATTGATCAAACTAGGATGATGGATCAAGACCTTATTCGATTACAACAGAAAGTAAATGTAGTCTTAGAATATCGTGAGAAAGAGGCGATAATCGAAGACCAGAAAGAGAAACAAGCTCTAGAAATATTAGAAGAAAAGAGTAAATAATTTCTAGGGTCAGAGGGAGTTTGGTATGAATACTGCACTGTTTAAAATGGTGTTGATTTTAATTGTCGGATTTTTGACACTTCCGGTTTCTGCACCAGTGCATGGAGACGAAATTGTACATCAGTTTAAATCTCCATCGTTTTCTGGTAGAGGAACTGGTTCGCACTATCTGACAATAGAGAACCAGCAGTTTAGTAGAAAACAAGATATAGAAGAATCTTTACTGGCTGCAGAAAGACAGGCGGAAAGAGAAGCAGATAATACTACTCTCGCCAAGTTTATAAGGAACTTGGAAAGTAGAATCTACGCACAATTATCCAAACAATTAGTGGATAATATGTTTAACAACGAAGAAGGTGCTAGGTTTGGATCATTTGCACTAGAAGGAAATATGGTCACTTATGAAGTGATTACTAGTGACGATGGAAGTGAAGTCATTCGAATGACTATTGTAGATGAGGATGGGACAGAAACCGTTATAGAAATACCTATAGGCACTGGAGGTTTCTAATGAAGATATCGGCATTGATTATAATGTCCATTCTTCTAATGGGATGCTCTAGTCTTCCTCTTTTTACCAAAGAGGGAGTAGGATGTAAATTCGCCCCCTTTAAAAATTCAAATGGGGAATGGCGTAAGATAGATTTTCTAGAGTGCGTGGAGGAACCGGAAGTTGTTAAACTTCCTAGTTATCAGAAACTTCTGAACTTGCCTCCAGCAGAGAAAATGCCGATTGTTGCAGTATATAACTTTGCAGACAAGACAGGCCAGAGAAAGAGACAAGATAATGTGGCATCTTTCTCAACAGCAGTTACTCAGGGTGCTACTGAGATGTTAATAGACGCACTCAAGACTGCAGGGAAAGGAAAGTGGTTTAGAGTTGTAGAGAGAAATGGTATAGACCATCTAGTAAGAGAAAGACAGATAATACTCTCTACAAGAAAGAAACATGAAACGGAAGATAGTCCGAAGGCAAATATACAACCATTATTATTTGCCGGGATGATAATAGAGGGAGGTATTATAGGCTACGATACCAACATAGAAACTGGGGGTAAAGGAGCAAGATACTTAGGAATAGGAATTACAAGACAATACAGAAGAGATTCAGTAGTGATAAGTCTAAGGGCAGTTAGCACATTGACTGGAGAAGTGTTGTTAAATGTACAAAGTCGAAAGACTATACTATCAGTGGGAGGGGGAATGGATGTGTTCAAATTTATAGATATGGACACCAAACTGATAGAACTGGAGGATGGTGTATCTGAGAACGAGAGTGTTACTTATGCGACAAGAACCGCAATAGAAGCAGCAGTCTTGGAGATGGTATATCAAGGTAACGACAGAGGATTTTGGAAGATAGAGGGCAGAACTCCATCTTCTGAATACGACAGAGAGGAAGGAAATAATGCTTAATAAATTTAACAAAATGTTATTTTTTGTTATGGCTATATTATTGCCGTCGAGTGTGTTCGGCGCAGCAGCGACAGATAACGAAATCTGGATACAACAATCAGGTAATACATTTATTGCTACGTTTGACCAGTTTGGTTACGGAAACAAAGTCGGGGGTACATTGTCTAGTGGAGTAGTCGCAACAGATATGTTGATTACCGCTACCACATTGACGATGAATATAGACCAAGTTGGTAACAACAACGACTTATTCGGGCCAATTATCCTAGATACGTCTACGATAGACCTTAAGTGGACAGGTAACACCAACACTTGGGACTGGAATATCGGAGCAGGCAGCAACGATGCGGATGATATGGATATGGATGTCGATATTACATCAAGTAATAGTGACATGGACTTAGATATAGCAGGATCATCAGCAGCAAATAACCTAAATTTCGATTTAGACATCACTGGTGGTGATGATAATGATTTTGATGTAGATATAAACTCAGCTAACGCCACATGGGATTGGGATATTATTGGTGGAAATAACGATTTCACATCAGTCCAATCAGATTCTACTGGTCATTACATGAAGGTTAACTGGACGGGAACTGGAGGAACTGGTAGTTTTACTCAGACTTCTGGAACCTGTAGCGGAGTCGCATCATGTAAAGGTTACATTGATCTACAACTGAACTCAAATAGCGCAAATGTTACGATTGTTCAAAAAGATACTGGCGACTAGCGGTATTCTTTGTTGTTTTGGATTCACTATTGGCGACATAACAGATTTTACAGGCGAAACATCGATAAGTAGATCTGCCTCTGACTTATCCGTATCATCTGGATTAGATATTCTGTTGAATGATGTTGCCATAACTAATAATGGGCGCATGGCTATCACCTTCCTCGATGAGTCAAATTTGCGCCTTACAGAACATAGTGAAGTGGTCATAGATTCTGTCATCTATGACCCCAATCCAGACAAGTCTAAAATGGTTCTCAACTTTGCACAGGGAACTGCGAGGTTTGCCTCTGGTAAACTTGCGTTGATGAATAAATCCAATATACGAATCAATACTCCGGTTGCCACTATTGGTATCAGGGGAACTGACTTCACCACTACTATCGATGAATTGGGTAGATCCCTTATCATTCTACTACCAGACGCATCTGGAGCAGCCTCAGGAGAAATAACAGTCACTAATGAAGCAGGGACAGTAGTCCTAGACGAAGCATTTGAAGCAACATCTGTCGCAACTATATCTAGTCCGCCAGTTCAACCAGTAAAGGTAGAAAATATTACAGTCGCACAAATAGATAATATGTTTATCGTATCGCCTCCGGATGAGATAGAACAAGCAATAGAAGAAGAACAATCTGACAGTTACGATTCCAATATACTTGACATAGACTTCTTAGAATTTACTGAATTAGAAAGAGACTATTTTAAGGAAATCGGAGAAACTCTAGACGATTACAATGAATTAGATATAGATTACTTAAACGTAGACTTCTTACAAGACTTATTATTAGTGCTGGATATGAGAGATCCACTGAGTCTTAAAAAGAAAAGAGGAAGAGTGAATATAGAAGGAACTCTGTTGGGTTATGACCCCCAAACACAATATAACACCATCGTAGATAGAGCAGCTGGGACTGTTTGGTTTTATCGACAAGTTACTGGTGTGATCAGTCTAAGATTTGATTCGGATGCCAATTTTGATATATATACTTATACAGACGAAAGGCCCTCTATTATAAAACTTGGTGATGGCGGAAATAGTATTACTATTCGTCAACAGGGAGGATAAATGGCATTCTATCATAAGATTACAGGAACTCATCTAGGCATATTAGTACTGTTTATATATGCAGCATTGTTGTCATGTAATGTTTATGCAGGCGACAACAAATTAACCATAGTCCAGAGCGGAAGCGACCTCACATTCACAGTAGATCAAATTGGAAACAATAACGAAATCAAGATGAAAGACGGAAGTTCTTTCTTCACTGGTTCTGACTGGACAATGGCTCTATATCAGAAAAATGTCACCAATAAAAACACCATAAATATTGATGAGTTAAATGGAAGTAGTAATACTCTTAGATTCGGACAGGGCGGTTCTCTAACAGACAATACCGACACATCATTCACATACGATGGTGTAGGATACGGTGGACATACTGCGTCATTTGAGATACTAGGCAGCAGTAATACTGTCGTAGGTTATCAAGAGAGTGATGGAAACGGATCTCACACATACGATCTACATCTCGCAGGAAACAATAACTCTGTATGGACTGCACAAGAGAGTGACACCAATAAGAGCATAGATCTTACAATATATAACTCAGGGAATACTGCAAGTATAGAACAAACTGGTTCGGCAGCCCACTCTGCAACCATAACATTAGATGGTTCGTATGGAACAAATCTATCATTATTACAACAAGGCACAACTGCACAATCATATACGATATCTCAGTTATGTCAAACCGTATCAGGATGTAGCATCAGCGTAACACAACAATGAAATTATACCACATTGGAATTACTTTTTTATTATGTATACTGGTTAAAGTTCTCAATCCATACATCTTAGAAGCCACACAACTCAACTACTTTGACTTACTCCAGAGAAACCATGAAGAGAATAAGTCAGAACAAATCATTCTATTAGACATAGACGAAAAATCTATAAAGAAGAACGGTAGGTGGCCATGGGATCGCGATGTCCTTGCAAAAGAGATCAACAAACTACCAGATAATAATCTTATCGCACTCAACGTACTTCTGTCAGAGAGAGGAAGGGGAAACAAAGATGTGTTTCTCGCAGAGGCATTTGTAAGGAAACCAATAGTTGCTGCGACACAGGTTATAGATGATTACGATTTAGAACCAAAGATGCATATTGGGACAACTACATTGGGCCCAAGAGATGCAATAGATTTCGTTAAAGATTACAAAGGGATTCTTACTCCTGTTCCGGAACTTGCACAATTCATTAATGGATTTGGCGCACTCGCAGCGGAACCATCCATAGATGGTGTAGTAAGAGAAGTTCCAATCATTGTCGGAGCTCGTGGCAAGATATTTCCATCATTTGCATTAGAAACTATAAGAGTAGCAGTGGGAGATATTTCTTACCAGATAAAGACAACTGAAACAGGAATAGAGTGGGTGAGAATTCCTGCCTACAAACCTATCATCACATCAGACAACGGTGCGGTGTATAACTCATACTGGAATAAGTTCCAGAGGGCGTCTATATCAGATCTGGGAGATCTATGGATACCAGAAGGAAGTATCGTAATTATCGGGCCAACATTTGCTGGTTCTAACACGATTAGTACTCCAGTGGGCGCAATGTTCCCTCATGAGGTACAAGCAAACCTCATAGAGACAATTGTAAAGAACACTGTCATCACTAGACCAGATTATTTTGCCCTCTTAGAACTCCTTACAATGATTCTGATGGGAGGTTTATTTGTTCTTCTATTGCGTAAAACCCCCATGTGGTTTAGTGGATTGGTGTTTCTCGCATTAGCCACCGGATCTGTTATAGGTTCTGGTTATCTATTCAACACATATTATATGTTATTCAGTCCAGTGATGATCCTCTTGGGAAGCATACTGATATTTGGACATACTGCGTTCATTGAGTTCTATAGACAGTTCAAGTTGCGTCAACAAATTAAGAAACAATTTGAGACATACCTTGACCCAAGACAAGTTGCACTTTTACAGAAGAATCCGGAGTTGCTTAAGTTGGGTGGAGAGAGAAAAGAGATGACATTCCTGTTTATGGACATTTGCGGATTCACTCCTATCTCAGAACACTATAAGAACAATGATGATCCCGAAGGATTAGTGGAGCTGGTCAACGAATTTCTAAATAAAATGTCCAATATTATCCTAGACAACGGTGGTACAATAGATAAATATATGGGAGACTGTATAATGGCATTCTGGAATGCTCCATTACCGTGTGAGAACCATGCGGAACTCGCAGTCAAATCATCCATAGAAATAGAAAAGGAAGTAAATGAACTTAAAAGAATCTACAAAGAGCGCAATTTACCTGACATTAGCGTTGGCACTGGTATTAACTCCGGTGATTGTATTGTCGGTAACATGGGCAGTGAATCCAGATTTGATTATTCGGTCATTGGAGATGCAGTCAACCTCGCCGCCAGGCTTGAGGCCACTGCCGCTCGGGGGGATTACATAGATTATAAGACTATAGTATCTGAATACACAGTTTCGCAACTACCAGATACTTATAATAAAAAATCTATAGGCACAATAAAGGTTAAAGGAAAAGAAGAAGAAATTAAGATTTATTCAGTATCTTGATCCAACCTCTTTGCAAAATCTATAAGTTTTTCATTTTCTATCATGTTGATGATCTCTTTGGTCAATTTTATCTCTGCCATGATGATAGATAGTCGTAAATTCAGTTTAGATAATTGTTCATTGTAGTAAATTAGTTCTTTATCCTTCCGTTTTTCTGCATTAAAGTCTGCGATAGAAATTATCTTAGATTTTTTTTGCATTTAATACTCCTATTTGTCTTACTAAAGTAATTTATAATTATAAATATTTCGAAACACACCCAGACCAACTAATTCGGAGAGAGGATTACATGGCCAACACATTTAGTTCAAGAAACACACTTAAAACAAAACTGCTTGCTGCGATCAACGCAGCAAACACTGCAGATAAAATTGTCAAATTATCACGATCAATAGAGAAGGCAAATTTGGATGATGATGCAGACTTAGAAACTGCATTAGATACAAAGGTATCTTCACTTACTGCAATATCAGATCCAGAAGATTTAGAAAAACTCGCATTCGGTGTTAAGAAACTCAGAACACCAGAAGGTGCTGGAGCTCCTACATCTACTATGGTTGCAGAAGGTTCTACTAACCTCTACGTCACTCAGGATAGAGTCAGAGGTTCATTCAGTGCATCTGGAGACTTATCTTATGATTCCGGAACTGGAGTCTTATCTTACACCGCATTACCAGATGCGTTG